AATGAAGCGCGTGCAATCCATAGATTGATTATTGATATTAAATTAATCGAAGACCATATTATACAAGAATGGATTTCAGCAATTTGGTCACATCATGTTATGGGTAATTCTTTACGCGATATTGCTCAAAGTAACGATACTTCAGTTAATCAAATTAGACAGGATTTAAAATGTGGTATGGCCTATATCAAAAGCCGTAACCCTCAATTTAAGTTTGAAACTTTTGAAAAAACCGCTTGAGTGTGCGCACGGGGTGTGGCATATTTGTATTACAATGATCTTATTGTATGCAAATCACTGAGATTCAAAAGCTCATCAAACGATGGGCTTTTATTTTATAAGAATGAATAAAATATCTTTAAGTGGAAATCTAGAAAAAGTTATTGCAACTATATTTAAATTGTTGATAATAAAATTTTCTTTGCTGAAAATCTGCATGAGAATCATATTTTCTTTAATTACATTTATTTTATTTTCATTTGTTTCCTTTATCCTTTTAAAGGATAAATACATTGACCAAAACCACTTCGTTATTTTGATAATATTTTCAGCAATTGTATCCGCAATAATCGCATATTTTGATGAGGTTCAAGAGCTATCAATTGGGGGCAATATTGTAAAATTAAAAGAAGCAAAAAAGGAATTACAAGTAACAATAGATCAATTAAAGTCAATTAAAGTTTCAACATATCGGATGTTACTTTTGAAAAGTTTACATTCTTCAGGTGGTTTTGGAAGTAGCCATTTAGTGGATAGTAGAGCAGAATATTTCTTTTCACTCATCAACGAAATTAAACAATCGGATTGTTTTAATGATCTAAAGTCTGAAATTCAAGTTCAATTAACAAGGTTGTTAATTGATCAATTAAATAAATTTTATCCTATATTTCATGACAAGCAATTCAATGATAGCGATGAATTCCCTAAACCTACGGTTTTTTATATCGATTTGAAAAATGAAATTATTGATAAAGTTCATCAAAACCGAACACCTGTTATATCATTTGATCAAAAAAAGCAGGAAATTGTCGCAGCTATTGATAACTATGCAGCTTTGTATATTTTATTAAAAGAAGTTGAAAAATAGGGTAATATTTCTTTTTTGCTTAATAAATTAAATTTAAAAGATATTTTTAAAAAATTACTTTTACGCATCTATAGAAAAGTTACCGAGCTTATTATGGCGCAAATGGCCTCGCTGAATATCGATTATTGGAGGGGCTTTTTTTTGTTAATAATCCTAAATATTTTAATTTTTTATTCCTTTATTTTTATTGATAAAATATAAATGAAACATCAAGAGTGATATGCAGCAAAATGAAAAAAGGAATTTGCAAACTATGCGATCTAGAAAAAGAATTGAAACGTTCGCATGTCATTGGCAGAGCAGTTTTTAAAAAGGCCTTAAAAGGTGCAAATCATGCTTTAAGATTTGATAAAAAGCATAATAAAGTTGTCAAAGATCAAGATCAGTGGGCAACATATATGTTATGTGGTGAATGTGAACATAAACTAAATAAAAAATATGAAGACTATTCATTAAATATTTTAAGAAATAGAATTAAATCTGTAAAACATAAAAAGAGAGATAATCACTATGAAATTCAAGGTGTTGACCAAAATAAGCTTATATTATATTTATTGTCTATCATGTGGAGAGGAATTGAATCTAACCATGAAGTTTTTAAAAAATTAAAAATTTTTGATGAATCTCCTTTAGCTAAAAATTTTTTAAAGGAAAGTGTTAAGAACGAGCGGGTTTTTTTAACCGAATGTTATGATCTCAGAATTTCAAAATTAGTAAGTTTGATAGCTCCATTTAATGAAATGGAATTAGATTTTATAACTGATATTTATTGTAATATTGATAATATGCAGCGAATTCGGTTTTTAACTATTTTTGAGGGTTACTGTTTTGAATTTTTTTTCCTAACAGATAAATCACAGTCTCTTTCTGGCTTAGGCGTACTTAAGAAAAATAAAAGGATTCTTAAAATGCCATATATTGATATATTTTCCATCCCTGAATTTCAAAAAAGCCTTTCAGAAATGATTGAGAGTCAAAAGCAGAATTAAGTTTGTAGTAGATTGAAAGAATTATGGAATATTTTTTACTTAATTAATGAATTACAAAGTCCCAATTTGGGGCTTTTTTTTATTGGGTTAAATTTATGAAAAATGAAGTCGGCTTTCATGTGCCTGTTCGTCCAATGCCTCCAGATTGGATTTTTGAAATGGGTACGCCTAACTTTGTGCCAGCGCCAGAATTATGGGAATGGATAAGAAAGGTTTTTCTAGATCCTAAATCTAAATTATTTAACCCTGATCACATGCATTTACGGTCATTTCGATATCCCGATATTGCTGTGATGTGGGCTAGATCTGGTTTTAAAAAGCAAGGCCGTCAGGTCATTGGTACTACTGAAAAAGTCATGATCAATGCTGGTGGCTGGAAGAAAGAACGACAAGAAGAACAATTCATCCAGTGGTTCAATTATTTACCTGAATACTTAATCACTTTTGATGCTTCATATTCACGTATAGCAAGTGATGTGAACTTTTGTGCTTTGGTTGAACACGAGCTTTATCACATTGCACATAAGAAGGACCAATACGGGACACCAGCTTATAACAGAGAAACTGGTATGCCTAAGTTAGCTATTCAAGGTCACGATGTTGAAGAATTTACTGGCGTTGTTCGTCGATATGGAGCAAGTGAGGATGTTATGCGGATAGTTGAAGCAGCTAATAAAAGACCGCAGCTGTCACGGGCAGATGTTCATTATGCTTGCGGCACTTGTAACTTGAAGGTGGTTTAAATTTTTTTTGCCACTCTACTTGGACGTACTTGGACGGATAGAGATAAATGGCAAGGCTTAATAAACGGGTGAAACTCTATATAGTACGGTCACTTGCTACCTATGAGACACCTAGTGAAACAGCAAGAGGCGTCCAAGAAGAATTTGGTATCACCGTAACCAAACAGCAATGTGAAGCATACGACCCAACAAAGAAAACAGGGCAGGACTTAAGCGAAGAATTTAAAACTGAGTTCTACAGAGTGCGCAAGGAAATGAACGACAACCTTAGCGCAATCCCAATCGCAAATATTGCCTACCGCCTCAAGCGTCTACAACGGTTCATCGATCATGAACAATTCAAAGAAAACCCAGTCATTGTGCCGAGCCTTTTAGAGCAGGCAGCTAAAGAGGTTGGTGGACTTTATACCAATCGAAAAGAAATTACAGGCAAAGACGGCGGTCCAGTCCAAACAGTTAATTCAGAAATTCCAGTTCCAATGGAAGATTACTTAAAAGCGCGGAGGGAAGTCTTAGATGAGTACTGATGCGGCTCGGGATAAAGCCATCCGGATCGAGGCGCAAGAAGATTTATATTTCTTCACAAGGTACATGTTTAAGGAGCGCCGTGGTTATAAATGGATGCAGAACTGGCACCACTTAGAAATCTGTGAAGCTTTGATGAAAGTTTATCGCGGAGAGATAAAGCGGTTAATTATTAACGTTCCACCACGATATTCTAAAACTGAAATTGCTGTAATTAATTTTATGGCTTGGTGTTTTGGAAAGAAGCCTGACTGTGAGTTTATTCATATCAGTTACTCGGCAATGCTTGCCGCAAATAACGCCTTCCAGATTCGAACCCTTGTGCAAGAAGAGGCGTATAGAAAAGTCTTTCCCGAGCTTACATTGCGTGATGATAGTAAGGCTAAAGACTTCTGGAGAACTTCTCAAGGCGGTGTCTGCTATGCGACTGGTACAGGCGGTACGATTACTGGTTTTGGCGCAGGTAAACTTCGTGATGGGTTTGGTGGATGCATCATTATCGATGACCCACACAAAGCGCATGAAGCTTCTTCTAAAACAATTCGAGAAGGGGTAATTGATTGGTTCCAAAACACCCTTGAGTCGCGTACTAACTCGCCAGATACGCCGATCATTGTGATTATGCAGCGACTTCATGAAGATGATTTAGCTGGATGGTTGCTAGGTGATAGAAAAGACGGCGTTCCTGTAGCTGGTGGTAACGGTGAAGTGTGGGAGCATCTATGTCTTTCAGCTATTCAGGAAGACGGATCCGCACTGTGGCCAGCAAAACACAATATCCAAAAATTGAGGCTAATGGAGCAAGCAGCACCATATGTATTTGCCGGGCAGTACCGACAAATGCCATCACCGCCAGCAGGCGGTTTTTTTAAGCCCGACAATATTCAAATTGTTGATGCTTTGCCTGCGGATGTATTGAAACAAGTTAGGGCTTGGGATTTTGGGGCTACCGAAAATGAGGGCGACTTTACAGTAGGTGTGCGAGAAGCTCTAGGCGCAGATGGTTTTACTTACATTGTCGATGTAACTAGAGGACAGCTTGGACCTGACAATGTGAATAAGCGCTTAGAACAAACAGCAAAAATAGATGGGAAAAAAGTTTCTGTGCGTCTACCACAAGATCCCGGTCAAGCTGGTAAATCGCAAGCTAGTTCATTTGTGAAGCTTCTTGCGGGTTATAACGTGATAGCCAAACCAATTTCAGGTGACAAGCTTACACGTGCACAACCATTTGCGGCCCAAGTTAACGTGGGAAATGTACGAATGCTCAAAGGTGAATGGAATAAGGATTTTATTGATGAGCTTCGTCATTTTCCTAATGGCACACATGACGACCAAGTGGATGCAGCTTCAGATGCGTTTAATGAATTACATGAAGGTTTTGAAGCCTTCTTTGCTGATATGGGATTTGCTCGATGAGTGATGTAACTTTTCAACATGCTGAATATGTTAAGAACTTGCCATACTGGCAAAAACTTGATGATGTTTGTGAAGGTGAAGATGCAGTTAAGGCTAAAGGTGAAAAATATTTGCCGATGCCAAATGCACATGATAAATCACCTGCAAATAAAAGCGCTTATGAGGCTTATCTTACCCGTGCAGTCTTTTATGAAGTAACAGGGACTACATCAAATAGTTTAGTTGGTGCAGCTTTTGCAACCGATCCAAGTTTTAAATTTCCTCCGGAACTTGCTCATTTAGAACGTAATGCAAATGGTGCTGGTTTAAGTACTTATCAATTGGCTCAAAATGGAATTCGCCATTTATTGAAGCATTATCGTTGTGCTTTATATGTAGATTATCCTGATGTGCCGCCAGCTCGTAATCTAGCGGAATTTAAAGCACAAAAAGCCTATCCGATGATTCATTTACTAAATGCCCTTGATGTAGTGAATTGGGATTCAGTAATGATCGATAACCAGAAAAAGCTTTGCTTAGTGGTTATACGTGAATTTAAGTCTGAGCGCGGTGCTGATGGATTTAGTAAAACCGAACAAGAGCAATATCGTGTACTTCGTTTAGAGCAAGAGGGTAATGGGGAATATATTTATTCCGTTCAGGTGTATACAAAGGGTGAAAAGGGTAACTGGGTTGGCGGAGATAAGAAGTTTCCAACAGATTACAACGGGAATTTCTGGACCTATATACCTTTTACATTTGTAGGTGCAATTGATAATTCAGAAGAGATTAAAAAGCCTCCATTACTTCCTTTGGCCAATCTCAATTTAGCCCATTATCGTGACAGTGCGGACTTTCAAGAGTCCGTTTTTTATATGGGGCAACCTCAATACTTTGCGAAGGGTGTTACATGGGAATGGTACGACCAAGCCAAGAAACGTGGCATCTACATTGGTGCGAAAGTACTTTTGCCTTTACCTGAAAATGGTGGTCTAGGTATTGTTCAAGCTGATCCTAATACGCTTGCCCGGGAAGCCATGAAAGACAAGTGGGAAAAAATGAAAGAAATGGGTGCTCGACTTATTGAAAAAGGTTCCGCAGCTAAAAAGACTGCTACTGAATCTAACAGTGATGATGCCGTGCAGCATTCCGTTCTTTCACTTTGTGTTGTGAATATGAATGAAGCTTTTTCTATGGCTTTACGTTGGGCTGCTAAATTTGTAGTACCCAATGTTGATGTTCTGACTAAAGATGAACTGATGTTCGAAATTAGTCAGGAATTTAACAAGCAAGGTTATTTAGCTGAGTTAGCTAGACAGTTATTTGAAGCAGCTCTACAAGGCCGATCTTCATTTAAATCGTGGTGGGAATACAACCAAACAGGTATGTTCCCTAAACAAAAATATGAAGAAGAGCTACAGAATGTTGAAGCAGAGCAAGATGGGACTTTAAATCAAAAGGTAGAGTGAGATGGCAACAGATATCAAAAAACTATTTGAAGCACTCACTCAGCACCAGGCCTATCTTTATCGCGCTTCATCAAAAACGGTAAATGAGTTATTGGCTTTATTCAATGATGATACGAGCAAGATGCTATCTAAGCTTCGGGATTTATTGGATGAGCTTAATGAGTCGGAGAAAGTTGCTTTAGCTGGTGGTAAATATACAACTTCAAATTTAAGGGAAATTAGGGATTTGATTGCCCAATGGTTTGCCAGTGTTAATTTAGCATTACCTGAAGCTTTTGCCGTTTCTGCTACGGCGCTGGCTGTTTATGAGGCCAATTACGTAGCTAAGCTCTATGGAGCAAAAATTAATAAGCCTGATGGGGAAAAACTATTCTTATCCGCTAAAAAAGTTCCGTTGGCAGGTGGCGCTCTTGTCGATGATCTGCTTTCAAGAATTGCTGAAAGTGCCCGTCAAAAGGTTGAGTATGCAATTCGAGATGGTATTAATTCAGGCAAAACTAACCAAGAAATTGTTCAGCGTATTCGCGGAACCAAGCGCCTTAATTATGAGGATGGGCTTTTAAGTAGCTCTAAGACGGATATTGAACGTACCGTAAGAACAGTTCGTAGTCATGTTGCTAATCAAACGTATTTAGATACTTTCAAACAGTTAGGTTTTGAGTATGTTCGTTTTATTAGTGTATTGGATGGAAGAACATCTAAGCTTTGTGCTCATTTAGACGGTACTGTCTGGAGGATTGATGATCCGGCAAAACGTGTACCGCCGTTGCATCCTAATTGTCGCAGCGAACTAGTACCAGTTAAAAAAGATGGTCAACTTGTTGGCGAACGGCCATTTGTAATGGACGAACGTAGAGTTAAAGACATCCCCAAAGAAGAGCGAAGCCAGTTAATAGGACAGTTAGATGCAAACACCACATTCAAAGAGTTCTTTAAGAAGACAGACGATTTCTTTCAAAGAGAATGGTTAGGACCAAAGCGCTACAAGCTTTATAAAGAAGGAAAGTTTGATTTTGAAAAGTTCTTCGATCCTGAAGGACGATTGTACACATTAGACCAACTTCGTAAGTTGGATGAGCAAACCTTTAAGGAGTTGGGCTTATGAGTGAGTCAAGACATTTAGTGCTAAAGCGTCACCCTACTTTGAAAGGTTATCTGGTTATTTGTGATGAAGAAACTGGACAGCCACTAGCTGGACAAAGAGCAGTACAGATGAATTCTGATGCCTTAAATGGACCCGCAACAATTACTGTAACTTTTGAAGCATATGGTGCTCATGGTGTTCGCTTAGTGAGTGATGAACAAAGGCCGGCTCAAACAAAGTAAACGTAGCTAAAGGTACTACAAATGCCTGAAAAGCAAATCAATATGTCAGATGCTCAATATATTCTGAGCACAAAATGAATTCTGGTGCCATTTCTTCAAATTAAGGTTTCAAGCCATGGCAATTTATGGTTTTACTTTTGAAAGATTAAAAGCAATTGCACTCATCAAATAGAACTTAATTTTTAACCATAGCACCTTCGGGTGCTTTTTTTGCGAGAAGAAAATGCCAAGCCCTATTATCCAATATTTCCAATATGAACATTTACCTGAACATTTGCAGCAAGTTAGTAAGCCAATTGGTGATTTAGCTCGGCAAATGGATGAGCAACTTCCTGACGGGCCTGAAAAATCCACAGGATTAAGAAAGCTACTTGAAGCAAAAGATGCATTTGTACGCCAAGCTTTAAGTAAATAATCATTTATAGAAATGAAGCGTCCTAAAGGGCGCTTTTTTATTGCCTGCCGAAAGCGGATGCTAACGGCGAATCCGGGCGGATGCCCATTTTGTATATATAGGTTGGATGACCAATGAAACTTAAAACAGTAACAATCGACGGTAAAGTTTATGCGGAAGTAGACGGTGATAAGCCGATCTATATTCATGATGACGGCAAAGAAATGCCACATGATGCACCACACTCGGTAGCAACAATTGCACGCTTAAACAATGAAGCTAAAACACATCGTGAAGCCAAAGAAGCAGCCGAAAAAGCATTAAAAGCTTTTGAAGGAATTGAAGACCCAGCGGCAGCTAAAAAGGCATTACAAACAATCCAAAATCTCGACGATAAAAAGCTGGTGGATGCTGGTGAAGTTGAGAAAGTGAAAGCTGAAGCTATCAA